CCAATATTTAAACATAGAAGCCACGTGAGACATAGGAGTGAGCTCAACATAGTTATCTCTATCAAAGCCTACACTGGGTGTTACAAATATACGAGACAAGGGTATTGATGTGGGACTTTCTGCCAACCACTCAAACTGTTGTATGAGCATTTCCTTTTTTACTATCTCAGTAATTTGCATGTCATGGCCTCTGTCGTTATTGGCGACATGAGAATCCACGTAAACATCATTATGCGAATCAAGAGAAAGCTTAATACTAGTATCTATGGCATTACAATGAGGAAGGTTCCCTGAGTAAGTAGGAACTGCTTTTCTCTCCTCGTTGTAAACAGTTGGCTTGCTATATCCGAATAAGGAGGCAACTTCCATACCGGATTTAGCTACAATACTGCCTGCTTTTAGGTACTTTCCAACAACAGGTAGAGAACTTATCTTTTGCCAAGTGTCGGTAGAGGGTAATTCAGAAGGCTTCTTTGTAACTTCTCCCGATTGTTCTAATATAACGGGTTGAACAAAAGTTGTCATCTTAAACTTGACATCTGTCATCCATGCGAACACGCTAACGTTAAGTGCCAAACTGGAATCCCCCAAGACCTCAAGTTTGTTAATATCATTCAACCATATATAAGCAACTCTCTGATTGGAACTATTCATCTTGGTAAGATCTATACCATTCAGGTTGTGCATAAGATTGAAGGACAAAGTCCCTCCTGACGCCGAATTAGCGTCTATAGAAATATAAGGAAGAACCGTTCTTTGTCTCTTAGTAGGAGGTCTATTAGGATCACCCCATGGTTCATACGCCATAATAGCCTTGCCAAAGTGAAAACTCGTGCCATCTACTATCGCTTTAACGTGCATAGTGCCAGTAAGATAAGCGTAATTGGTAATCTTCCGTTTGATAACAGGATTTCCCAAAAACAAACTAACTGGATCAAAAGAAGTTAAGAGATCTGAACCTATATCCCATACAGATTGGGAAATGAGGACAGGTCTAGACAAATACTCCGATAAACTTATGTCTGATGTAACACCAATATCCATATTGGGGTCGGCGTGGTCAACTTCTTGAACTACAGGTTCTGGTTCTCCTTCGTCAATAGTAAGGACAACTTCAGAAGATTGTTCAAAAAGACGCGGTAATCCACCGCTAGAAGTTTCTACTTCATAAATATCCAAGGAATCCACCTGGATCTCGGCTCCGAGAGCTGTTACATAATCTTCATATTCTTTATTTATACGCTGGTTGTATCCCTTATCGTCTGGAAGCGTATTAGACGGGGAGGTGTTGAGTTGTGCCGGCAACTTAACTGTAGATAAACTTATTTGTGAGGCACGATCGGCTATCGAGTAATCAACACAATAAGGTCGGGTATAGTACACACCGGTTTCTATCTTACGATAGTCTTCTTTGTACCTTTCCCTCCATTTAAGAACTTTCGTGTCGTAGGATTCCTCCAAACTACTACAACACACGCCATGTTTCTTAGCAATGGTAACTAAGATAGGCGCTAACCGATCATATTCGGCTCTACCGTGAGCGAAAAGCTCGTATGCTGCACCTTCAAAAGTAGCGGTTAGAACATTAAGTTCTCCCACAGGAGACGTATTGTCAAAATAACAAAAACTTTTGTAAATAGATGCTTTGTTCAAGGCCCCTACTCGATGTCCAAGTTCCGGAATAAATACAGACAACCTCTT